AAAAAAAAAAAAACAAACGTATAAGGAGGCCTAAACAATGGCAAGAAAGAGAATGGTCACTCGTACCATTACTAGTACAAAAGCGACAGCGACAGTTTACAACATTGAGAAAGACGAGATTCAGACGCTCGAATACAAGCTGTCTGGTGAACTTTCAGCAGATGAAGCACTGAAAGCAATCACAAAAGAACATGGAGAGGTACGTCCTCTGAAAGTAACAGAAGTGACAGTACAGGAAGAACTTTATGGAATGTCAGAAGAGAAGTTTATTGAACTTGCAGAGATTCTTCCTTCTAGAACAAAAGTTTCTGAATAATCAAAAAAGTAACTTGTTGACAAATTTGTTTTATGTTCATACTATACAATGCACAAAAAAGAAAGGAAAATTATAATATGATTAAAGTAACAAACCAGACAAAAGAATTCACAGCAATTGAAAAATATCTTATGACAACAGCACCAACAATTAAAACTGTTAAAACATTGCAGGATGGAGACGTTATCAACGTTGCAGGTTATCTTGAGTTTGTTGATGAAAAAGATGACGGAACTACAGCAGAGCTTATGTCAATAATCACGACTGATAACACGGTATACAGTACCCAGTCTTTAACATTTAAGAGAAGTATCAAAGACATCGAAACTGTCATGCAGGGATTTCCATTCCCTGTTAAGAAAATCTCTGGTCAGTCAAAGGCAGGACGCAAATTCGTCGATTGCATACTTGACATTGACAGCTTATAAGTAACAAAAGCAAATTAAATAATTATTGGCGCACACGACATATAGTGTGCGTCATACTTTCTTTTTATTCAAGAGGTGACGAAAAAATGAGCTTTGACGATTTGTTTGATAGAAAATGTGAAGTAAAAGTATGCGATATAATACAGTTATTTCTAATGGGTTATGATGATAAGATTTATTTGAATTTATCAGATACTAACGAAAACTATATTTTATACAACGAACGCATAATATCATCTAAGTGGATTCCATATTACGAATGTAATATTCTTTACCTTTTAGATGACGATTGTGGCTTTTTAACTCTGGTAATATAGTAAGTTGTAGAGGTGTAACATGGGTAAAAAATTAACAGCCTACGAGCGAGAACGAAACCGTATAAAGCGTCTTGAACGTAAGCTCAAAAAACAGGGTGTACAGTATGTTCCAGCAGACATACCGACATTGCGTCAGATTAAAGCAAAAGGCTTTAAAGGTAAGGATTTACGAGCTTATGTCAATAAGTTAAAAAAGATTGACGTTGAAGCTCTTAAAACAGAAGCTAATCTGCCACATGAAGAGGATATCGCATTCAGTAATTTTGATGACGAATTTTTATCAAAATATGGTTCATTTACACCAGAAGAGGAGGATTTATTTTATGGGTACAAAGTTGCTACAGATGAAGAAATAGAGCAGGAGCGAAAAAAAAGAGAAGAAGAATATAAAAAAGTTGCTTCAGACTTTTCTTCATCATTAAGTAAACCTGTTGACATGAATAGAAGCAGGAGAAAAGAGGCAATATCATATTCAAAAAGTATGCAGTCTTTCTTACTGAATATGATTAATGACATTGGTACAGCTGAGGTCGGCAGGAGATTAGTCGAAGCATCAAGAACAATGAACGATATAGATGTAATTGTTTCTGCTGTCTTATGGGGTTCATCAGTTGCAGTAATAAACCAAGCATCCGACGAACTTTTACAAATAATTAATGGATCTCCATTGACGTTTGCAGAAAAGGTACAGGCTGAATCAATGAATGAGAAAGAAAACGGGTGGTGATAATATGGCAAGGCCTAAAAAAGTAAAGTATCTGGTCGGGGACTTTGAAACTACAGTCTATGAAGGTCAGAAAAATACAGAGGTTTGGGCATCTGCCATTGTAGAAATGTTTACGGAAGATGTTTATATTTTACATTCGATATACGAAACATGGAATTATCTGGTCACTTTAAAATCAAACTTAATCGTATATTACCATAATCTAAAATTTGATGGTAACTTTTGGATTTCGTTTTTTCTGAATAAACTGCATCTTAAACAAGCATATACAGGTGATGGTGTTAATTCTTGTGAATGGAAACACGATAAAGAAATGTATAACAATACTTTCAAGTATACTATATCTGAAATGGGACAATGGTACAGTATAAAAGTAAAGATAAATGATAAGATAATAGAATTCCGAGATTCACTTAAACTACTGCCATTCTCTGTTAAAGAAATAGGAAAAGCATTTAAAACCAAGCATCAGAAACTTGATATGGAGTATACAGGTTTTCGCTATGCAGGTTGTGAAATTAAACCAGAAGAAAAAAAGTACATAGCTAATGATGTTCTTGTTGTTAAAGAAGCATTAGAGATTGTTTTTCAAGAGGGTCATAACAGACTCACAATAGGCAGTTGTTGTCTAGCTGAATATAAGCAAATAGTAGGCGAGGATGATTGGAAAAGAAGATTTCCAGATGTTACGCAATTAGAACTAGATTCTGAGATATATGGTAAGTCAAATGTTGATGCTTACATTAGAAAATCATATCGTGGCGGTTGGTGTTACCTTGTAAAAGGAAAAGAAAACAAAATATACACCAACGGAACTACTGCCGATGTAAATTCTTTGTATCCGTCAATGATGCATTCCATGTCTGGAAATAGATATCCAGTTGGAAAACCTATGTTCTGGTCAGGTAACTTTATACCAGACAAGGCGTTGCAAAGTAACATGTATTTTTTTATCAGAATAAAAACAAAATTCTATTTGAAAAATGGTAAATTACCATTCATTCAGATAAAAGGAAATATGCTATATAAAGGTACAGAGTCTTTACAAACGTCTGATGTGTTAGATAAAGTTACTGGAAAGTATTATGATAAATACATAGACATTGATGGTAATACGTGTGATACAAGAGTAGAATTGACTTTGACCATGACAGATTACTTTCTTATACTTGAGCATTATGAACTTGTTAACTTTGAGATTCTTGACGGATGTTATTTTTATTCAGAAATTGGCATATTTGATGAATACATTGATAAATATGCAAAAATAAAAATGACTAGCAAAGGAGCTAGACGTACACTTGCAAAGCTTTTTTTAAACAACCTGTATGGAAAAATGGCTTCATCTACAGACTCTTCATTCAAATTAGCGTATGTTAAGGATGATAATTCAATAGGTTTCATAAACATTACAGCTAAAGATAAAGAAGCAGGCTATATACCTGTTGGTTCAGCTATCACAAGTTACGCAAGAAACTTTACTATAAGAGCGGCACAGGCTAACTATCATGGTGTTAAAGAACACGGCTTCATATACGCTGACACTGATAGTATACACTGTGACTTACCACCAGAACAGATTACAGGTATTAAAGTGCATGAAACTGATTTTTGTGCATGGAAACTTGAGTCATGTTGGGATAGGGCTATTTTCACAAGACAAAAAACATACATTGAACATGTTACACATGAAGATTTACAAAAGATAGAAAATCCGTACAACAACATTAAGTGTGCAGGAATGCCACAACGTTGTAAAGACTTGTTTGAACTGTCTATGTCTGGAAAAGCTGTGTATGAAGATTACAAAGAAAATACACCAGTAAACAGATTTCTTTTCAATCAAGTTACACATGAACCTATTATTAGAACATTTGACGATTTTAAGATTGGCTTAAATGTACCATGTAAATTAATTCCAAAGAGAATAGATGGAGGTGTTTTGCTTGTTGAATCAACGTATCAAATGCGGTAAATCAGAAAGTCAAATAAGAAAAGACGTTTACGCCATGCTAGATGAAGATTACAACGAATACATTAGGGTATATGATGCAAAGCAGGCTTTACTTGCAATTAAGCGCGTAATAAAAATGAATAAGTTGGAAAATGCTTTAAAAATATTGATGAATTCATATACATATTATGATGCAGATTTGTTTTATAAAGCTTTTGTTGAAAAATATATTAATATATTAAGGAGTGAAATGCGTGAAAAAAATTAAAGTTTTAGCAAAGAATCACGGATATTTTAATTCAGTACTGCCAGAAAAATATGCATTGGGTGACTGGATTGATTTAAAAGCAGGTAAAACAGTGCGAATGAAAAAAGGTGAATATATAAACATACCACTAGGTGTGGCTATGAAACTGCCAGAAGGGTATGAAGCTCATGTATTGCCTAGGTCATCAACTTTCAGAAAATATCACATTTTAATGGCAAATAGTATGGGAATTATTGATAATGCATACTGCGGTAGGAATGATGAATGGTGCTTTCCTGCTTATGCTGTTGAAGATACAGTTATAACAAGAGGTGATAGGATTGCACAATTTAGAATAGTTAGAAATCAACCAGAAATTGAACTTGTAAAAGTTGAAGATTTGACTGACAGTGATAGAAATGGTTTTGGCTCAAGTGGGGTGAGATAATGCAAAGAATAGTATTTGGTATGAATGATACAGAAGTAAAAAAATTTACACTTGACTGGTATACAGTTTGCAGGGACATTAGAAAAGCTAAAAAAGTTCCTTATTTTAAAAATAGAAAAAGCTCACAAGGTATTAATTATTCTTTTAAGTGGTAGGTGAAAATGCTTAAAAAGTTTGTGTTTATCAGTGTTTTAGTTTTAATATTACTGTTTCTTGTTTTTTCTGTTATATTTACTTACTTTAAGGCCAGATATGATAGTGATAATCTGTATATCTGGTGCAATAGTGATATGGTGGACTATTGTTTTCATAATGTTATATTTAAGGATGTGAAAATATGAAAGCACCATGTAAAGATTGCAGTGAAAGATGTTTAAATTGCCATTCAGTTTGTGAAGAATACTTTCAATACAGGTGTGAAATAATGAAAGCTTCAGTTGCTAAATATAATGATTCAAACCATAAAGCTTACGTTAGTGAAGCCTGTAGGAGAATGAAAAAAAGGAGTAATAAAAATGACATTAAAAGACATTAGTAGCGTTATTTCCATATCTACAGATATAATAATTTGTCAAAGAATAGAATATGACAATGTAAAATTACCTATGAAATCAAAAACGTTATCATATGATGAATTTAAGTGGCTAGTTGAAAAATCAGATAGATTTGCATACATGTTAGTAGAAGATATGTTTAGTAAAGATAACAATTTATGCATATGTATTTATTAGTGGTAATAATGTGTTTTTATTAACTGCTTTTGTGTATAGCATTAACAAACTAAAAATAAGGGAGTCAAAAAGACTCCCTTTTGTTATGTTTCACGTTAAACACTAGTCAACACTTAATTCAATTCTTTCAATAACAACGTGAGTAGGTGTAAATGATGTTGCGCTAATAGCACCTCCTGAGCCTGCTGATAACTGTAAACCTCCCTCATGCGTTACTTCAACTGTTCCATTCGCTCTTAATATAACTGTAACTTCAAAGACTTGTAAGCAAATGCCACTAGGCGCACCGCCATCAGGTAGAGAATCTGGTAAATTAACTAATCTGAGCTGATAAGAAGCTTCTTTACCAGGGTTAGCAATAATCTGTTTACACGCTTCAACTCTTGTACTATAACCGTTTCTATAATAAAAAGTGATATATTTAAACGTTTTTGTCAATTCTGAATAGCTTATAACACCGTTTTTCACCATTCCGTTTAAATTTTTTGGGGTGTCATTAGCACTAAGTGTTCCAATAAAAATAGGGTAAGAGGTGAGTGTTAAAGAGTTGCCATTTGCATTTACGCTTTGCAATCTGTGGCTGTCAATAAATATTGAATTTGTCACATTAAAAGCTGGTATTGGAAGTTGCTCTGATGTAATGTCATACTGTTCGCTTGTTGGACTAGCTGAGCCAATCAGTATGCATTCAGACGCGCTAATTTTAAAAATGCAATTTGGATTGGTAGCTCTTTTTTTACCATAACAGTTAGTAAGAACTACGCCAGTACTCAAATCAATAGTAAACTGCTGTTCCTCATTTATCAAATCAGAATTATAGCTTGTAACACCGCTGATATTAATAGCTGAGCATCCAATAACTCTTACATTTGAAACAATATTGTCATTTCCTATAAGTCTAACGCCATGCAAGTCATATGCATGAAAACAGTCATAAATTTTACTTGATTTTTTCAAATTAATGTAATATGGCTGTTTAATTGTTCTGTCTACTTTTGCAACGTCAACAGCTTCCATAACTGAATAAAAAGGATTGCTCTCAGTCCCGTCTGGATTTTTCCATGTATCTTCACTGTTGTTATCAACATACAATGTGCCATAATAAGCAGGTGACCCAGTATGCGGTATAGACAGTGTTGCTTTATATTTTCCGTTAGGTGTTCCATTTAATAAGCAGAAAACTTGACACATTTCATATTCTGCTGACGCCCCTACTGCAAGTGCCGAACTTACATAGATGCAGTTATCTATCACGTTCATATCCTCAAGCTCACCAATACACCACATTTCATTTGAAATCTGGCCTAAACCAAACACGCTTCTCACATCAGGTGTCCCAAGTTTCCATACGCACACTAAATTATTCGGTGAAAACAGTGCATATAAATAGCCGTCATAAACACATCCACCCTGTGGTGTCTGATTTGTTATAGCAGAAAAAACATTTTGCTGATATGATGAAACAACTCTAAAAGAATTATTTAATTCATACATATGTGTCCACCCACCAACATATAATTTATTGGTTGTAGGGTCTTTAGATACAATTGAAATAGCTTCGCCTGTTGCAATTTCAACATTAACTGTTTGAATAAGTGCAAGTGTATTTGCATTCAGAACATAAATAACATTGGAATTTTGTGGACTACTGTTCAATCCTGTAAACGTCGCACAAACAACAAGTGTATCATTATAAATGCAACAACTATTACCATGTCCATTTAATTCTGCACTTTGTTTTCCTGTCGATGATTTAACAACAAATGTTGAAACATCATCATTAGGATTGATAAGACAAACGTATTTAATACTCCCATTATCAGATGTACAAAACCCCTGTGGATAATAATATTTATCACCTAAATAGAAAAGTTTTCTATACTGTCTATCAAGCACACCATCAACATATGAATAAAACGGTGGTTTAGCGTACTCTTTAGCTTCATTAGCTGACAAAGCAACATCATCTATTTTTTCGTTTAAATCATTGAATATTTTATGATTAATTAAATCGGCTAGTGTTCCGTCTTGTGCCATTTCATCCAATTTAGCATTAATCATGCTCTGTACGTCAAGAGAATCAAAATAATGATTTACATAATCAATCAGTTCATTGACTGTAATTCCAATTTCATTGCATCTTTCAATGACCTTATTAAGCAATTCATAATAACTTAATTCATCCCCATACACCTGAGGTAAAACAGGAATTGTGTGGTTGCACCATTCTCTAAAATTTTTAGGTTTAAAACTCATGCTTAATCACTCCCATATATCCCAAATCTGCATAAATAAATCCTCAAGTTCATTAATAAGCATAGCGTCAATATTTTTCATCTTTTCGATGTATTCATTAACCATGCTAATATAAGTTATAGTGCCTTCTTTTCCCCATCTGTGTTCTGCATATTCTTCTGTACTTTTTGCATTCGTGTCACTGTTGCTTTTACTGTTACTGCTACTGTTCGTGTTGCTGTTTACAACCTGTGTTGTATCACTAAGTGTTGCATCACTCATATACTCATTAGACTCAAGATTCTGCAAACTACCTTGTGGTGTATCACTGTGTCTAATCTTTGAACTTGATGTTGTGTTTGTTGTTGTGCTAGAACTTGCTGTTATATCTGTATTGTCATTTACTTTTGTATCAGCGTTCCTGCCGATATTATGTTCAACGTTCATATTAACATTGTCGATAACAGGAATATCTATATTGATGGCATTGTAAAGCTTATTATAATACGGCATAATAACTGATAATTTTGTATCAAGCCTTAACTGCCAAAGTCCGAACGTTTCACACCCTATTTCTCTTGTGTAAAAATGTTTAAGAATCTTTGTTTCAAGTACAGGCCTATAACTCTCGTCAAATATTTCAAATGGTGGAAATATTTTATTTCTTGACTTTTCAATAACTTCATTAACATTTGAATAACCAACCGATTTGTCAAGTCCTGCTAGTGATTCACAGATATATCTGACTTCTGTTGTGTATCTACTCATATTATCACCCCTCTATAATAGAAGTGCCTAAACTAGCGACTTTCATTTGACTAATAAATTCTTCTCTATTTCCTTCATCAGTTTCCTTGTTAGGTTCGTCACCTTCGTCAAAAATCCATTTTACATCAAGCCCAAATATTTCTTTAATTTGTTCACTTGCATAGTCTCTTGCCATTGTTCTTGAACGCCTGTTAGCAAGTGCATCAGCGTTGGCTGTATCTACTTCTGACTTAACCAATCTCTCTTTTTTCTGAACGATAACAGATGTGATACCTAAAAGTGCATTCCCTCTGTTGTAAAGTGTCTGCTGTACTTCCAGTAACTGAGGTGCTACAAGTGGTGCATCGAGTTTTAATGGTTTAATATCTTTTAGTGATAAATTATCACCAACTGATATGTACGGATTATCAGCATCTACACTTGCAATAAGATTTTTAAACGTCAATCTTTCATTTTCAGAGCATTGTACAATAACAGGTGTTTTCTGAGCTACACAGTTTGTATCTATTGTACCATCAATTCTCCACAGTCTATACGCTAATTCAACGTAAGCATTGTACATATTTATTCTAAGCATATTATCCCATATAATAACAAACTCGTCTTTGTTAAGTTCTCTCTGATAACCTGTCCACGGATTCCATACACGTATTTTTGTGGGATTGCCGTAACAGTCATAAGTACCAAGACATGAATACTGCATACAAGCATACTCATCAGCATCTGAATCGTAAAAGAAAGCAACGGAGCCGAGTTCAAATAGTTTTAGAGCTAGCCATCTAGAATCTATTTCTTTAGGCAATCCCTCCACACGATAAGATGAAATAGCGTTGCTTGCAAACTTCATCAACCAATGATTATATTCTATACCAGATGAATATACTTTCTGAAAAAATCTTCTCTTGCTTCTACTTCTGCCCGTTTTAATCACCGCCTTATTTATTATTTGCTGTGTAGTTTCCAAAGCTTGTTTTCCAGAATGTTACACCTTTTTTGAGAACACTCATAATTAATTCTTCGGCATCAGCAGGGATAGCACCTGTTATAGTGACAGTAGAACATTTTACAAAATTCCAAGACGGTCTTGTTGCAATATTCGGAACTTTTAATCTACATACCTTATACCCAAACATACTAAAATAGTTATCAGCAATTCTAGCGTATTCTTCTCTTACTTGTCGCACCTGTACAAAAGTGTCTAGTATCTGTTGTGACCATAGTACAGAACCACCAGACGCACCACTTAATTTTGAAGTGTCGTGCGTTTCTTTGAAATAGTCTGATGCTGTACTAACAGCACTACTTACAGCACTAATTCCTGAAAGGCCTGCGGCCAATAAAGGCATACCAGTGCCTGTTTCTATAGCTGCGCCTAAACCGATACCAGCTCCAACTGTTCTACCGCCTGTACCTAAAATCCTAGGCAACCAATGTGCCAACGTTCCACCAACTTGTCCAACGCCATATGACGCAATTTCAGCTTGATATGCGTCATACATGAAAGAGCCTTTTATGCCGTAATTAAGAGTATATCCCTCAGTCTTATTTGTACCACCTGTTGTTTTATAATTAGTTGGAATACACATTATTTGTGGAGTTACACTTTGATTGCCAGAAAAAGTCAATATTCTATGTTCATAGTCACTAAACAATTCTGGATGTAACACCATTTTGTCACCTGTTGGAGCATAAACAACATAATCAACGAAAGGAGAAGAATACAATCTGTTGTTTACTGGTGTATAGTTACCGAATTTTGTTGGCAAAGCAGGTAATTCCCTTGTTGTCTGAACTCTTGAATCAGTTCCAGAAGGGGCAAATATTTTTGGTATAGTGAAAACCTGTATAATTGTTGACTGATAGCCGGCTGAAATGACATTATTCAGAAACTTTAATAAGTCATCGCTGTTATCTGTTGTACCAATTTTAGAGCCTTGAAAAATACCGCTCAAAACAGGCTTGTCAAACCATGTTGGTTGATTAGCAATACTACTTAACTGAGTATCACTGATACAGATTTCTACACCGTAAGTGTACTGTTTTGAAAATTCTGTCAACTGCTCTTCAATTGCTGTAATCATTTCACCAGTAGGTACATCCTCATTTAATGTATGTGCCCCTATACTATCATCAGTAACATGTTCACGCTCTACAAAGCATTGACCAAGCGTACAATCAAGAAACCATGTCTGGAATAAATCAATAGTAAACCTTACTTCACAAGTGTTATTAGAAACATACTCAATACTGTTGATAAATGCGTAAAACCACTTGTTTCCAAAAGCTGTATTCTGAAACATTAAATAATTGCATTGGTAAACGTCATCTGCTTTACAGAAGAGGCGGAACGTGCCTTTATTGACACGCCCGTAACTCTGATTCGTAAATGACTTAACGATTTTACTAGACATATAACTATGCTGTGCATTTTTAGTTGCAAAATATTTAACATTATCATAACTTTTATCACATTCAACATTAGCAAGCAAATATATGTCGGTGTCTGGTGCAATATAGCTCATTAAGTCACTCCCCTATTTAAGACACTGTAATAGTTACCTCATCAGATTCAATTGTACCGATACTTGCTTTTGCTTTCAACGTGCCTGCTGTCTCTGCTTTCCAAACACCATTCGAAGCGATGCTACCTGTTGCTGTACCGCCTGTTTTAGTCCACTTAACTGTCTCTGTACCACCCGTTACTGTTGAAACTGTTGCAGTAAGAATACCTGTTGCTGTACCATCTTTACCAAGTTTACCAGTGACTGCAACCGCTGTTGGTGTAATTGTTGTGTTGCTAGATGACTGTACAGGTACAGATTCAGCAGGAATACAGCATACTACATTTGCAAAAGGTGATACAGCATAAGTCTGCCACATATGCAAGAAGTAATTATGGTCAAGTGAAACAGGGTTAGGCATATCACGCATCTCAAAAACGTTGTCATAAATCTGTACAAAATCTTCATCTAAGATAACGCCTGCAATATTATCAAGAAAAGCCATGTCATCCGCTGACGGTTCTTCATATGTAGGGTCGTTTTCGAAAATCTTATTTAATCTTTCAACGTCAAGTGTGCCAAGTGAATCAATAAGGATTCTTCTGTTAAGATAATCTGCATAAGGAAGATTGAATGCGCCTGCAAGAACGTTTGTATCAATATTTGCATCATAATTTGTATTGATAAGAATAACTTTTCTGTCATTTTCTGTAAATGTTTTAACACCTGCAATTGAAAGTTTGTCTGTCATAAATGACATATCATTTGATGCTTTTCTAAGCTGTGTAGCCGCTTCGAGATATCTACCACCTGTAAATGTGTAATAAGTAAGTTTTCCTTTGAGGATGTGCTGACCAATCATGTATTTTGTAATATTGAATTCATCATAAGCCGCAGCACTGTAAACTGACTGAATGATACCGCTTACAAGTTCATCCATACCCGCCCAAGAATTGAAAGCATTCTTTAACATAGAACGGTTAACTGTCACAGGGTAAGTCAACTGTGAATTCATTACATAGAAAGCAACTCTTACATCATTATCAAATCGTTTGAATGCATTACCTGCACCATTGTCAGAACCTCTAACTTCTTCATACTGATAAACATTTGCGATATTCACAAAAATATCTTCAATGGTTTCACCTGTATCGATGACACCTTTTTTCAGCATTCTTAATGGGTTTGTGTACATTCTGCTTGCAATTCTCGCAAAGGCAATCCTGTTGACAAGAGTGTTGATAAACTCGTTCATTAATGCAGGGTTATTCATTAAAATCGCTCCAATACCTCGAAGCGAATCTGCGTCAGGCGTTGCATAAGGCACATTTTCACGATAATTGTTTGATGCGCTATTTTTGATAGCATTTACAACGTCAGCTGAAATGTTTGTATTAGTTGTAATTTTCGGTTTAGTTGGCATATAAAATCACTCCTTTATTTATTATCACCGTATAAGACGGCATCAATAGTTATTTTTTTCATTTCATCTTCTGGGTCTGGTTCTGGGTCTGGTGGAGTTGTTGGCTGTGGCGGTACTCCATCTTTGAACCTTGCTGTGTATCTTTCTCGCCATTCCTTGTCATTGTCAACGTACTTCTGATGCCAGTCCTCGCCATCTTCGATGCCATCATCATTGATTGTTTCTAAAATGCTGATAGCTTCGTCATCTGTTCTGTCTCCGATGAATGCTAATAATGCATCTTTTGTTGTCTGTTTCATTTTTTACCACCTCTTTCTTAATTTTGGGTACATCCATATTGGCATTCTTCGCTTTATTCCTTTACCTGTCGGCAAAGATGGATTAAAACCCTGCAACAAATTAAAATAGTATCTTGCGTACTCTGCTCGTTTTTCAATAGTTGCTGACGGGTCAGCTGGTCTTTCATAACAGTACAAAAAGCATTTAGCCATATACCCAACATCATCTGTAGCGGTACAAAAAGCATCCATTGTCTGATATGTTCTAAACTCTGTTGGCACTGACGGAAAGTTTGGATACCACTCTTTAGGTTTGTCATGACGTTCATCGTCCAATCGCTGACACTGACCGTAGCCATTATCATCGAGATTTGTTCGCCAGTCTGGATAGTTTTTATTCAAATAAGGAATAATAGTTTCAACTGCTGGTGTCCATTGTACTAGCCCATAACCTCTTTCATCTTCTGCAACACCTTTTTCAAAAAGGTCTGCACTTATAAAAGATTCCATTGTAGCATTACCAAGCAATGCACAAACACCATTTAATGACCATCCTTTTGTGAGTAAATAACTTGCTACACAATAAGCATTGTTTGCTGATTTCTCAGAAGTATAACTATCTAGCCAATCTGGAATAGATTGCCAGTGTAAATCTGTTGGGTCTGGAATAGAACCAGTATCAACGTCAGCATATATAAAACCTTGTAAATAACCGTTCATCCAGTCAGGGCAATACCCATTACTCTTTTTTGCTTTTTCTGTCCAAAAATACTTTCCAGATGACCAACCACTATTTGAAGTCACAATACCATCTGATGTTATTTGTTCAACAACTGCAACGTGACCCGCACCACCATTGTTATAGCCATAGCAGGCAATAGCACCAAGTTTTGGCTCTTTTCCTTTTGAAAAACCTGTTGTACGTGAATACCAATTAGTTGCGTTTGATGTTGATAAACCTGACGGGTACCGACCAATAATCTCATAAAATCTGCCCCATGCATACCATGTACAATTACCGCCTGTCTGTTGTGGCCCGAGATTTGCTTGATAAAATGGATTATCACTGTACCAGTATTTTGAGCCTTGCATACCTGCTGATGTGAGTCTAGGAGTAAAAGACATTAGCAATCACCACCTAACAAGGATTCCCACATTTTTGAACCGCAGGAAGAATCGTTGTGACCATTTGTACCACATTCAATTCCGTAAGCTCTCATCATGCTCTGATATGAATTGATTGCATAGATTGTATTGTTTCCCGCATTGCCATCGATTGAAAGTGGTTTTCCGTTTTGTCCTATGAAGCCTTGCGAACGTAAGATAGCTTGTAAGGCAACAACGTCAGTGCCTTTTGAATTCAGAATTACTGTTTTCATAATAACACCTTCTCTACAAAAGTAACTTTAGTCCTATTTAGTTAATCAATCTCGTCAGTTTTTCATACTGCTCCTGAGTGATTCTGCCACCTAATAAGTACACATCCAACAAATTCTTGTTTTCTTCTGTGAGTCCTTCTAATTGGATTTTCTTTTTCATTAATCTGTAAATCATGTTATTCCTCCATAATAATCTCAATTAATATACTGTTGTATTCAGCATTCAGATAGGCTTCTTCCGATGTCGGTTCCATCATACTCATTAATACATGGTAACACCTTCTCTACAAAAGTTACTTTAGCAGCATTAACGTCATAAGAAGCAAAAACTATTTTGTACTGTTGGGTTTCTGATGATGAATACAAGTGTATCATCTCCTATAGGTGCAACAGTATTCAAAAGAACAAATTTGCCATCACATTCGCTAATACACTGAACATTATCTTCAAATAAAGCTTTTTTTAACTCATCTGTCATTTATCCACCCCATTTCCTATAACGTCTGACAACTTCTGAAGTGCAAGTGTGTTGTTATTTAATGCTGTTGTTACTTCTTTCATTTCCAGCTGATGTTGTTCATTAAGCTTGTCAATATCTTCTCTGTTTCTGTCTGTCATATACTTGACATACCAAGCCATAGCAATAGCACATACGATTGGAAAACCTAGCGTTCCTACTGCCTGTAAAATAGCGTTTACATCCATTCTTTTCACCACCTTTTCTTATAAAAATATTATATACTATACATTGATTTTTGTCAATAGGTATGATACAATATATATATAGAAAGTAGGTGACATACACAATGAATAAATACTATGATGGAACAAAGCTTTTGAGTATGCTTGACATTAACGGAAACAAGCCAGAAATTTATATGGTTACAACAAATAGAACAGGTGGAAAGACAACTTATTTTAGTAGACTGTTAGTAAACAGATTTCTAAAAAGAGGTGAAAAATTCTCACTATTATATAGATATAATTATGAACTTGACGAAATAGCAGACAAATTCTTCAAAGACATTGGTTCATTGTTCTTTAGAGGGTATGAGATGACAAGCAAAAGACGTGCCTCTGGTATTTTTCATGAACTGTTCTTGAATGAAGAACCATGTGGTTATGCGTTCTCACTTAATAATGCAGATGCATTAAAGCGATACAGTCACCTTTTTTCAGACGTTCAACAAATGATGTTTGATGAATTCCAAAGTGAAACAAATCACTACTGTACAGATGAAATTAAGAAATTTTTAAGCGTTCACACAAGCGTTGCAAGAGGACAGGGAAAACAGATTAGATATGTACCAGTGTACATGTGCGGTAACACAGTATCTATTATAAACCCATATTATACAGCTATGGGAATATCTGCCAGATTAAAAGAAGATACAAAGTTTTTAAGAGGTAACGGTTTCGTGCTAGAACAGGGTTTTATTGATACTGCGTCTATTGCACAGAAACAGAGCGGTTTCAACAAGGCTTTTTCTAGTGATAAATATGTTGCATATTCTAGCCAAGGTGTATACCTTAATGATAGCAAGGCTTTTATTGATAAACCAAGCGGTAGGGGTCGATATGTGTTTACACTTAAATACAAGGACAGAACATATGGCATCAAGGAATATGCTGATTCTGGTATTATATACTGTGATGACAAACCAGATAACTCATGCCCTATCAAAATAACAGTAACAACCGATGACCACAATATTAACTATGTTATGCTAAAAAAGAATGACTTAATTCTAACTAATCTTAGATTTTATTTTGAGAGAGGTTGTCTAAGATTTAAAGACATGATGTGTAAAGAAGCTGTGCTTGCTTCACTGTCGTATTAAGGTATCATCAAGTGCTAACATTAATGTATACAGTTAGGAAGCAACGTTGAAAAATACGCTAACTTGTATGTTGGTAAATTGCAGACCGCTTTAATGTACCACTTGTCAATGATATATTGCCACTCTAGTTATAGAACGAATGTTCATAACGTGGGTGGCATTTTTATTGGACAGATTTTAAATGAGAATCATTATCAAATGAGAACCATTCTCAATTAGAACGAATTTGAAAACGAACAAATGTTCTTACAAACGTTGTACTAACTAATTTACAAATGAGACACTACTATTAGTGTACATACGTTCATGTGTAAAGTGCATAGCCTCGCAGAGCCGAGCGAGCGACAGCGAGCGAGGACAGACGTCACAGGTTGTGGCTGTCCAAGGTGCAAATGAAAATCGAAGTTGACTTAAAACTCC